AGGAAAGTTACGCAGAGATTTACTTTTCTTTCAGAAACGGATTATCGAAACACAAACAAGGTTCCTCTAGAAGATGGTTTGAGTGGACCAACAGATACCATTAGTGGAACCTGCTATCTATATATTCAAAACAAGCTGATTGCTCCTTCGACCGTCGCAGCGGTTGTTGATGTGAATGTATATTTGTCGGCTGGTGATGATTTTGAGTTTATGGATCCGTATGATGCAGCGTCAACATTATTCTATGATTTTGGAATACTACAGAGTAGTTCAGATGAGTGGATGGATAAGATTCGTACTGAACCATTGTGGGGAGAAGATACTGCGCCAGCACAACCTGCTAAGGTAACACCTGTGGCAGAGAATAGTAGTCTCGAATCAACGAGTATAACTGATTCGCGTGTCATGATGATAGATCAGCTGAGGGTGCGTCCTTCTGTTGAAGCAGAGGAAATTTGTGCCAATGTGGCCACAGCTCATACAAAGAACGTGGCAGCTCGAGACTACTTAGTGCGAAGTGATATAGCTTGGCGCACGTCGATGACGAATGGCTTTAGATTGACAACTCTTAAGATGCCTGAGATCATTTGGCAGGATGAGTTGGCTATTACGGGCTTGAGGAATTATCATGCGTATCAACATATGGACTTTGAGGTGAGGTTTAAAGTTAACCCGTCAAAATTTCATGCTGGTAAATTGATTGCTTTCTTTACACCAGATCTTGATACTGCAACTCTGGAGTTGGAGTCAGAACAGTGTAGAACACAGTACAATCATGCTTTTATTGATTTGCAAGGAGAGACGGAGTGTGTGTTGAAAGTTCCGTATTCATATTATTGTCGAATGATGGGTACAGCTGGAATAAAGAATTTTGGATTTGTATCTTTGTGTGTGTGGAATGTTTTGCGTACAGGATCAGGAGAAACCAATTCAGATTTAACAGTGTCTGCATTCGTCAAACCTATAGCGCCATATATTGGTGTGAAATGTGTAAAATTGCAGAGCAAAGAAGGTCCGAGTGACGAGGCGAAGAATCAAACTAAACTTGTAGGAGTGTACAAGGATCAAATTGTGACCCACGGAGTTGGATTGTCGAAGCGTGGGTATGTAAACACGCGACACATGAACTTGAAAGACCTGTTGCGCCGTCCAGATTTTCTTGGCACTATCCCTGTAGGGAAGTCCTCGCGAAAAGGATGGTACGCAGTAGCAGAGATACCTGCGTTTGGAGGACGAACGCATCAAGCACTGGTTGATACGTATACATATTGGTCTGGTTCCAATAAGTTAACGTTTATTTCAGACTTGGGTGCTACTACCAATATACAGCTGGCAGTTGGATATGAAGGAGTACCGTTTGTGCAACCATCTGATTACTTGGAAACGGAGCGCCAGGTGCTTGACATGCCTGCAATGAATGGTATGACGTTTCTGGACCCGCTTAGTAAGGCTCAGTTCACTATTGAAGTGCCTATGTATAAGTTAACGCCATTGGTGAGAACAATACGCTTGAAGGACGGTGGTGGATGGAAGAGAGTTTCTACAACTTCTCCCTACACTACGAATGAATTGGCTAATCGTATGCCAATGGTGACGTTGTATGCACTTGGAGCAGATACAGCATTTAATGTATCAATATTCCATTCTGTGGGAGACGACTTCCAGTTGTTTTTGCCACGCGCAATGATGCGTTATGCTATACGAGATACGGTTGCCGCTGGTGGCTTGATTCCAAGATTTACTAGCGCGGTGGCGCCAACTGGATGGACATATAAGTTTACTGGCACTGAACCAGTACCAAATCTTCCGTGGAAGGTGTTTGATCAGTTGATGTCGACGTCGGTGCAAACTAAGGGGTTGGCCAACAAATGGGATTTGACCTTTCCAAGCTCTAAGGTTAGTTGGTTTTTGATCATAATAGAAGCTCGGTTGGAACCAACGAATATCACGGTGGTTGCTGGAGATATTGTAAATGCACAAATTCCAGCTTTCCAACGGTATGCACTGATTAGAATGGCAGATAAGACCGTTACAGCAGCAGAAGCGAATATTAACTCTCTGGGCGTTCTTGTAGTAGAGATCCAAATGTATGGTGAGATGGGTCCTACTGCCCTGCACACACTTGCTACTCGTTTAGAGAAACTAAGTATCACACAGCGTGTGCTTCCAGAAGTCGATGGCGACTTTGTGCATCTACAGAGTGATGATGGTGGAAGATTACCCGATGATCGCGTGGAGATGCAGGTTTTTTGGGATTAGCTCGTGTGTTAGCAAAGTGCAAGATATGTTCAA